TCTTCTCAATTCTGTCACCTACAACCTGGGGGTTGAAAAGGTTGGCAAGGTATGTGCCATTAGTAGTAGATACAGCGGGCATAATAATTCCTCCCATAAATTTTGTGGGTTAGCGGCTCTCTCAAGTCGAGAGTCGGTTTTTATCGTTTGGTTAATTTTTCGTAAACAGTAGGATGTTTCTCAAACAGTTCAAGCTGTTCTCTATAAGACATATTATCGAACTGCTCCTGTGTGATATGGACACCATCATCGTTGCCGGTAGCCGGAACAGGCATTGACTTCATAATGTCTGCACGAATCTGCTTCGCCATATTGTCAGAGTGAAGTTTCTGCAATCTGAAAAGTTCATCCGTATCGCCGGAATCCTGTCTTTCTCCCGCCTTAGTTCCCACCCCCTGGGTATACCCACAAGCCATAAACGACTTGGCAAATTTATTGACCTTGGATTCCTTGCGGAGTGCCTCAAGTTCTTCTTTGAGTGCGGCATCTCTCTCAGCCTTTTCCATTGACAGTTTCTCGGATTCGCTCTGTGTGGCCATGTACTTCTTCTTCCACTCAGAAGCATCAGCAGTTGCCTTGTCGATTGCTTTCTTCATTCGCTTGTTATCAGCGAGAAGTTCTGCATACATCTCCTCGGCAGTCTTAGTTTCAGCCTTTGGCTCATCTGCTTTAGGCTCAACGCCAGTAGTTTCGTCTACATTGGTCTTAATTTCGTCCATACTTTCTCCTTGCGAAATTTCTTTGGTAGCCGCTTTCTCTAGCCGCCGTATACTTTGCGTTTTTTAACGTGCGTCTCTGCACTTTGCGCTTTTTACGTTCATCTCCGAACGGTTTTTAGGAATATATAGCGCAACACCGACAGTTTGCAATGTTGTCAGCGGACGCTCCTAAAGAGTCATCGAGGGGATACATAAGCAGTTCTCCCCCGACCTCAAAAGGTTCTGTAATCGGAACGGTAACACCATCTTCTTCGTGATGCCATTCCCTCTCTCGACCATCCAAAATGGTCTTCCAAGTTTTTGTTGTGCAACCTCGCTTGATAGCATCTGCGAGTTCTCCATAGCACATGATTGCATTTGCCTCAGTAGCAGACATATTGATTGCACGATCAGCGGAAGTGAAGTATTCCTCGCCCTGATGGGCAAATGTCGAAAGCCCGACCTCTTGACCGAATCTCTCAGCCTTGGCACGGATTTCGTCATCATCAACTCTGCGGTTTGCGACTGCAAGGAAAGCAAGTGTGAAGAGTTCGATTATCTCTCCAAGCCACGGCTTATCCTGTTTCTGCCTTATCTCAGCCAGTGACAAAATCTCAAGGAATCTATCCTCAAGTGCCATAGCAATCAGCACTCTGTCTGTCTTTTGGTCTTGGCTTATAGGCATGACATCGAAGTACTTCTCGTATGTCTTCCTCGACAGGCTATGCAGTTCGTCAAATCTCAGGTCTGTGGTTCTCATACCGCTGAATCATTCTCTCTATTCTGCTCGGCATTGACATCATCTGCACCCTTGACACCATCGACCACGTTGCCGTCTCCGCTTTGGACTTTGGTTTCATCATTCTTGGAGATTTTGCCAAGAAGAATCTTGTTAATCATCTCAAGCGAGTCGATTGTGGTCTGTTGTGCATCATCGAAAATGTCAACCGTGGCAATTGCCTTTCCGGGATTGATGCCGATGTTAATGAGATTAGCAAGGGCAGATGTACGGCTCACCAAATCGTAGGTCTTGTTTCTGCTGAACTTGACAATGACATCTGACTTCTTCAACTCCTTGAGTTCTTCGGGAATGTCGGGAGTGTTCTTGAAGATTGAGATTATGATTGACAGAAGTTCCATCTCGGAAGATGCGAATACTGGCTCTGCCGTCTTTGCCATTGTCTCAGCCAACTGCCATCCGTTACTCAGCAGAATAGCCGCTCCTGTGTTACCGCCTGTTGCACTGTCTCGTCCAGGTACTCCGGCAATCTCAAGCATTTGCGCATACATATAGTCCACAAGTGCCTGTGTCTCGGCTTGGTTAAGTGCCGATGTGACATAAGTGACTTTCGCCTCTTTGCCATCTGCCGTAGTACTGGTCTGAATGAAACCGCCATTCCGCAGTTCATCTTTCTGACTGTTATCAATAGCACAGTTGTGCAACCACAGAATTGCCTGAACGTACTGAGCAACATCGTTTACTCGGTCTGAGTTGGTGATGTTCAGCGCATCCATGAGCGGAATAACTGCCTCAAAGCAAGCCATGCGGTTGGCATCATTCTTGAACTCGACAATCGGGATTCTGCCGATGATGTTAGGACGTTTGCTAACGATCTTATCACCAAGCAACTCGTACACCCAATCGTCCGTATATGCCGTAATCCTCGCAATGGACATATCAGGTATCCATGAGTATGTCAGCGCAAGGGCTTTTCTCTTGTAGGCATCATTCCAGTAAGCGCAACATGTGTTGAGCGGATTCAGCACCACAAGGTCAAAAGGAGCAATGTCATCGGACTTCTCAAGTTTTGGATACGCAAGCATATAACCCAGCCCTGTGGTTTTAAAGTCGTGTGCAAGCTCTATGTCCTTACTTGTCTTGTCCTGTTCCAAAAGCATCTCGTTCAGCATGGCAACACGTTTGTCATCCTGTTTCGGGTCTGCTTTGCGGAAGTCATCCTTTGCTCTCTGCACGAACATGATTGGAGACGCAAATTCGTAGCCAACCTTGAAGTCAGTAATCAACTTCGCATAATTGGCACACAACTGCACGTTAATCTCCGGCCTAATCTCCTTGACACGGTAAAAAATCGGCTGATTGCCTTTCTCGTACTCCTTGAGATAACGCATATCATCTCGGTTCTCTGCATGGATAAGCATTGTCTGTTCAACCGCAGCGATAAGATTCTCGTCCACGGACAAGTCCATCGGATTGATGTAAATCACTTTGCGACCAGTCAGAAGCGGAGACTGCGCATTAGGAGTTGTATTCTGTTGTGTAGTCTCATTCGTGTTCTGAGTCTGAGTCTGTGTATCAGCCATGTTAAACATCTCCAAATATGCCAAAAGCAAGCACACCTACGGTCAGATGCCCTTGCTTGATAGTTTTTTCAGTGTAAATATAAAATAAAAAAACCGAACAAAACGAACAACATTCGCTTATTCACTGATTTTTTCGTAAGTTTTCTCAAAAATGTCTTGACGGCAAGGGTAAAACTCGCCCTCAACGCCACGGATGATGTAATCGCCGACATTAGCACCCATGTCTCCCTCAAGTGTCGGAATCTTGATTGACGGACTGCCTACACGAAATTGGCATTTGCCATTGGTAAATTCAGCAAGTTCGGTATGGTTCTCTCCTGTCCACTGAATCGCCGTTATCGGAATCGGTCTTTTGACATACTTAGCCATTTGCGTCCTCTCTCTCTAAAATCCTGTTATATGCCATCCGCACACTGTCAGCCGTGTTTCCACCGCCGATATTCTGTGCTATCTGTCTCCACGACATCTTGTCTATCACTCTCATGGTCACGATCCTACGGTCATGGGAATTGTCAAGGTCATTGATAAACACTTGGACATCATTGATTGACTGCTCTATCTCTGAACGGAGCGAGTGAAGTATGCTCTTTCGGGTACTCAGCAAAATTTTCATTCTGCCGTAATCCCTTTGTGGAAATCCAGTTATCGTGTAGTGTTGGATACCGCCCTCGCCGCCCTTAACCATGTCGGTCACTTCTCCCTCGTCAATGAGTTTCTGCAAGTCTTTTTCGGTCTTTTGTATCCTCTGCTCAACCTCTTCTATCTCACGAACAAGGTCAGCATATTGTGATAAAGCATTTTTCTTCTTGGTCAAAACGGTCTTCTCCCAACAATCGTAGGTGGAGTCTCAGGTCTGTTCTTCCATTTAGCAAAACTAGAAAAGGCATCAGGTACATCATCATGCTTGTTCTTGCCCATCGGTGAGTAGCCCAAAAGGAATGACATCATCTTGCCGTAATCATCATTCGGGTTATACATCGAGCGGTCTTTGAAGATTATGTGTTCCTTGACCCACGGAGCGTAGACGATAATCTTGGTTTCCTTGTTCTGCGTGGTGAACGACTGAGTGATGTTACAGTATCCCTTTGCCTCTTTGACACGTTTGGATACCTCAAGTGCGATTCTGTCACCGCCATTGTTCGACTCAAACTGGCAAGCCTCGACTTTGTTCGTCAAGATCAGATTCGTTGACCTAGCATACTGCCTCTCGTAGTCCGAATCATCAGAGCAGATACAGTCGGTGCAGTAGTACTTGTCACCGTATTGCAAGAAAACAGGCTGCACGAAGTAGTCAGTGCCTTTGTTCTTGGTATCAACGATAGAGAGAACGGCATCAGGCTCTTGTAACGGCAAGTCAAGGTATCTCTGTAACTCATCGTCATGGTAAAGCAGTCCTTCTCGCTCGACTGGTTCGCCCATGAACAGACATTTGAACGAGATGTCATCCATCGACTTCTTGATGTCGTTGAAATACGCAGTATCGAAGCCAACACCGCCGTCATACTCAAAATTCGACTCGCCATTCTCATCCAGTGCCGGAACAACAAGGAATCTCGCTCTCGGATTGTCAGCATTAATCATCTTGAGCCGACCGACAGGATCGAGCGTACTCCATCGTGTGCAGATGTGCAGTTCCTTACACCCTTGCTTCTTACGAGTCTTGAGGTCAGTGTTGTATGTCTGCCAAAGTTTCTCCAGTCGCTCTTTGTTCAAAGCCTCTTCGATGCCGGACACAAGGTCATCGGCACAGAGCAGATATTCGCATCGTGTGTTACCAGTCAGCGAAGCATTGATAGCACGACAAGTGAGTGATTTGAACCTCTTGCGTTTGCCAACATTGATGGTCTGATCCTTGGAGTTCGTACCCTCTCTCGCCTTGAAAGTGACATCAGGAAATATCTCGTGCCATGCGTATTCGTCAACATCAGTGAGAATCTGATTCACGCCATCGTACAGAGATTTGGTCATCGTGCCGGAGAATGAAGATGCTAGATTCGGCATATCAGGAAACCATCCGATGACTCCACTCAGAAGGAAAATTTCAAGAGTTGACTTACCGGAACCCGGAGGTGCGCTTATCGTCAGCAAGTCGAGTTTGTCATCTACGAGGTCTTGCAGAGATTGGATAACACCATGCTTCATCAGGATCTCTCGCCTCGGCTCGTAGAATTTGGCGTGTTGCTCTCTCTTTCGCTCCAAAAACAGGAAATACGAATCCACGACATAGTGCCTTGCCTCAAGCAGCATGACACTCCAATACAGTGTCGGGAAGTCACCTTCAAAGTTACTGGCAATGGCATAAAGTGTGTTCTCACGGATGAATGTACTCCATGCGATGAGCCAACTGCGGTCACGACCTATCTTGCGTGTATCATACTTCAGCATGAAGTTAAGCAAGGTCTGATAGCAGTAGTTCATGCGATCATAGAAAGGCAAATCCTTCCTTTGCGCTATCGCCCTTATAGTTTTGTCATACCAGTCTCTTGATTCTCTCTTCTCTGCCATTAAACGTAAAAATGCCCATCCGCACTATGGCAGACAGGCACTCCCCTCTCTAGGAAACTCTTTTTTTGTTTTTGGTAAATTTTGGAAATTGGAAACTGACACAGTTGGACTTGAACCAACGACCCTACGCTTAACAGGCGTATGCTACTGCCGACTGAGCTATGTGCCATTATGTTGAATCGACACGGTGGGATTCGAACCCACGACACTTTGCTTGCAACCGGAACATCTTGCTGACGGCATCACGAACATGATACACAATTCACACAAATGCTCTAACCATCTGAGCTACGTGTCGAATGTATAAAAAAATCAGACATGAAGTCTGAACGAAGGAGTCCGGCTATCACGGATGGAAACAATGCGAAAACCAGCTTGAGTTTCACTTGTCAAAAGGAGATAAAATGAAAAGCCAGCAACAAGGCAGTCAATTCAAAGCACAACGGTAAGATTTGCACTCACATCGCCACCTTGCAAGATCATGCAATTAAGGCTTTGCGCTCGGTGGAGTTTTGCTTAAACTACGCTGCGTAAGTTGCAAGGTCTGATTCAGGGTAGTGGTTCTATCAGCACTTGCACTGTCAGGATTCATTCTGCGTTGCTCTCCTGACAAAACGCTCCAAGTCAATGACGAGGTGACAAACATTGAACTTGGCTTCTCAGCACTTGGGAGAGTACACAACACCCGAAGCACTCTCCGCTGGCTGATGAACTAACATCGGTTTCGGTGTCCGATGCAACCGTCTCGGAGCGATCCGTCTCGCCCAAGAATCTCTAGGAAAGGAGGTGAATCATGAAAGAAAACATTTCAGGCTCTCTGTTCATCACGATTTTGCTTGTCCAACTTACAGACATCTCAGTGGGTCTTATGTCTGCTAGAGGTATGCCCCTACAAGCCAAGAGGCTTATCTCTGTTGGGGCAAAGTGTAGTCGGCTAGACAAGTCTTGTCAATCGGTAGTATACAATCTCGACCGTTGGATGGTCTAAGTGAGGCTAAAATAGCCTAGTTGACAGTGGTCAATGTGACATATAAGGGCTATGTAAATATACTCTATGGTGTGTAAGAGAGATTATATAAATACTCTAGTCTTTGTGATTGTGTGGTGTATTAAATATATAACCCCTTTTTGCTCTTGGAAGTACTCGGGGGAGTAAGTATATAACTATGTCTTTTTGTCCAAGAAAATATTTGGGGATAGATTATATAATAGCCTTTTTATTCCCGGAAGTATTCAGAGGACTAACACCAGCCGCCCGCAATTCGCCTCTACACCCCCAGGGGGACAGTCGATATTTTGTCAAATGCATTGATGTTTTTTAACCTTCGGCTGGTCAATAGTTGACAAGGCATGGTATTCAGTGGGTACTTTCCGACCAGGGAAGGTATTTTTAAAAAATTATTACACAATTGTGCATAACTGTAATATATGCCTATTACGTCACTAAAACATTATTTAACGGCGTAATAGCAATATATGTCTATATCTTGTATATGCCGGATGTATAAACCACAATATATTGATTCTATGGCATATTTAACGGCGTAACAATTTTGTAATGTGCGCAAGGGACGGACAATGTCGTTATTTGTCTGTATTTGGGATCATGGCAGCGATACTTTTCAACTGTTTTTCATCAATGTTTGGCGTTAGATTGACTGTTATAGCCGGAGTTGCC